TACCATCTTCTTTCTTAGCTCCATCAGTGGTAGATAGGAAAGGCCATCTTTCAACGACTGTTTCCGCTGTACCAGCATCAGTTAGAGCATCAGATGATGATGTTACTAGAACATGAACTTCACCAGAATCTGGTGCTGCATCAAATTGAGAATTGGCTAAAGTTGTACTAGTACCAATTGTTAATGAAGCTGCATTAGCAGAAGTAATAACATATGTTTTAGTACCATTTCCTAATGCTCCAGCATATCGTGAATAATAAGCTGCATCTAATCCAGTTGCATTATCGAAGTCATCATCATTCTTGATGAGTTTATCTCCGCCTGCTCCTACAACAGAAACACTAGGACTTAAAGACCTATTTCCAGCAGTATGATTAATCGGATATATTTCAACACCATCTTTTAAGATTTGAAGTTGTGGAGAATTTCCTGCATCAACCATAGAGTTGTCGCTTATACCTGCACCATTAAACTTAAAGTAACCACTTCCACCATTTACAATAGTGAAGTCTTCAAGTTTATATGTGACATCTAATAGGGCCCCTGAACCAGTTGCACTACCAGAAGTATAATTACTTGTTGATAGATTCTCGAATTTTGTTGGTTTTAATAACCCATTTTCTCCATTAGGACTTGCATTAGCTTGAAATACTTCATTTACGTTTGAAGAAAGACCAGTTATTACACCCGGGCCAGCTCCACCAGAATCGATTTCAGTAACTCGGACAACAACTTCTTTACTTTCTCCGATATCAGCTTTAATTAAGTCCCCAACAGTATATCCCGTTCCGCCTTGAGATGGAGCTGAAATTGCAATAACACCATATTTTGGAGTTATTTCAGCACCAGAGCCAGTCTGAGAAACAATTGTGAATTCATTATTTCCAATATCAGAACTAATAGAAGCTAAAGGCCCAGCTACAGTTCCACTTATTGTTATGTCAGTAATTCTTCCAGCAGCAGATGCACTAGATGAGTTTTTGAGTGAAGAGTTCGACGCTCTTACTGTTTTAAGAGCCGAACCATATTTTAAAAACGAAGATGCGGTGTAAAATGGACGAGCATGAGCGCTATCCGGTTTACCAAATTCGTTTGCGAGTTCAGATTCAGAACCTATGAGTTTTATTTCCTCAATTGGCCCCCATCTGAATGTACCGGCATACCCACCAATTGAGGTAGAGACAGCTGGCACTACATTTGTTAGGTCGATTTCTTTTACTTCGACCCCAGCAGATACTTGGAATGCCATAATTATTTTCCTTTGTCAGTTAGTTTAATGATAAGTTTATTCATAATAAGGTTTAATCTCACTTTCAATCTCCTCTATTTATAAGAAGCCTGATTTAGAGATTATTCCATTCCTTTAATCCATCAGCCAACTCTTTAGCCCAATGGTCTCCTATTGATCGTTTTTCTTGTATTTGACCTATTGGTGGTAAATCTTCTTCTATTTCTTGTGAAGAAAGGGTATTTGAATATAATAACTCTCGTAAGTCATGTTCTGATAAATTACCAAAAGCATCGGATGAAACAAACCACCCAAAAAGAACTAGATTCATAACCAAGTCATCATTATTACCATCAGATGCTGCATAACTTCCACCTTTAACTTCAAAGGTGGTTAATTCATTAATTGTCTGTTCATCTCTTATATCTAACTTTCCTAATTCAATAATATCTTTAAGATTCGAGCAACCAATTCGTTTAATCTTTTTATTCATAGTAACTCCTACCCCATCAGCCTTAACGGTCGATTCTACAAAAAGATTTTCATATTCATACTCATAATAGATAGCATTACAAACAACCTGTCCTATATCATTATTTTCTACTATAACTAATGCATCATTATATTTTTTTGCTTCTTTAATTATAACATCAGGAAACACTAATGGCGATATAACATTATCTCTAAACGTTGCTACCTGTTTAAAATGGTTTGGCATTATATCTATTATATTAAAAGTAGAATAGTCTTGTCCTCTACCCTTTGAGACATCAACGGTAATTGCATATATATGACCTGGTATTGGGTCTTCATAATATTTTATATTATCTTTCCAATGAATAGGACTTGATGGTTTCATTCCCAATAAACATGTAGGAGCAATTAATGTGTTCGATGTTCCTAAAAAGT